GCCCGACACTATTCGTTTCGAGCAGAAGATCCCAGACATCCAGGTAAGTAATGTAAATATTACAAGTGGGGGTAGTGGATATACTGGAACTCCTACTGCCGGATTTAGTGGCGGTGGTGGATCAAGTGCCGCCGCAACTCTTACCACGAACGCAGACAACGAAGTCAATGGTGCCGCAGTTACCAATCATGGTACTGGATATACCTCTGCTCCAACCGTAGCAATAACGGGCGGATCAGGAAGTGGAGCAACTGCCAAAGCTACCATCATTGCAGTCTTAGAGATGGGCAATACCATTGGTGAGATTCTTAGAATTACTGAGAATGATCCGTACGAAACTGGTAATGTCCGCGACTTAGCATACCGCTTAGAATTTTCATCCACTAGCGCTTCAGACTTTGGACAAGCAGTCCTGGTTGACCGCTCCAGTACCGCACCTGTTTACGTGCTGTATCGCGCTCCATTTGCAGGTTATTCAGCAGGGGAAGAGTTCCCTTACATCTTTAGCGAGTATGCAGTCCTAGGGGCTTACTCCGACTACTTAGCCACCGATGGCCAGTTTGATAAGGCGCAAGTAATCCAAGCCCAAGCAGAAGCAATTATATTGCAGGAGCTTGATAAATTGGAGCGCCAACAAGGACAACAGCAATACGTCAATTTCATAACATACGGAACAACTTCACAAATAGGATTATAAGATATGGCAAACGAATATAGAGGATTAGGTCTTAATGGAGGCCAATACATCAACACAACTGGTGCTGTCACAGGCGACTTTTTTTGCATCGTAGCAACCGAAGACACCGTCTTGGCAAGCTTAACCAGTAACATCGATAACATTGCGGATATCTGCACCGGACAGGATGCAACCACATTATCCGCTAACACCGCAATCTATGGCAGAATTACTGGAATCACACTTACGAGTGGTGCGGTAATAGCCTACAAGATGTAAGATGCTTACACTTGATCTAAATGTTGGTGTACCAAAACCGCTTACTGGTAGTGGCACTCCAAGTCCAGACGGAGTAATAAGAGCAGAGAACGGAAACTTTTTAACTTTAGAAAACGGAAACTTTTTAGCATTCGATTAGGAGATAAAATAAAATGGCCAATATCAAAGTAAGTGCGCTTTCAGCGCTAGGAACAACCCCAGCTGCGGACGATGTAGTACCAATTACCGATGTTAGTGGTACACCGACTACCAAGAAGGTAACGGTTGCCAACTTAGTCTCTGCCACAAGTGCAGGTGCGTTATCAAGTTACGATTTTAGCGGTAATGCAATTCTCGGATTCGATGCTACGCTTAACGATCAGACTGATAGTTATACTTTAGTTGCAGGTGATGCGGGAAAGGTAGTGGTTTTAAATAAGGCTTCTGCTGTAAACTTAACCGTTCCATCAGGACTTGGGGCAGGATTTACTTGTTCTGTGATTCAAAAAGGGGCGGGACAAATTACCTTTGTTGCAAGTTCAACCACGATCAATAATCGCCAGTCACACACGAAAATTGCAGGACAGCATGGAGTTGCGACATTGATAGCAACCGCTTCAGATGTGTTTGTATTAGCAGGAGATACTGCAAGCTAATGCCTATTTGCCTTCCAACTTTTGCAGGTGCTTTAAACCCTAGCGCAAGTGTGACTTTTACAAATGAGTTTAGTGTAGATTTTGATGGGACTAATGACTATGTGCATTTAACCTCTGCACCTTCCTCCGATTTTAATTTTGGTACTGGAGATTTTGGTCTAAGTATGTGGGTAAAGGCAGATAGTATTACCTCGCCCTACCATACTGTTTTGGGGTCTTATGATAATTCGGCAAATAACTGGCAAGTATTTGTGGGTAGCGCCGGGCTAAATATATGGAATGGTTCTATAAAGGGTGGGGGTACTATAAGCGCGGGCGTGTGGTATAATTGCGTGGTTACTCGCTCGTCAGGCGTTCTGAAGACATATATCAACGGACAGGAAAATTCTTCTGATACTCTTACAACTTCGTTCACGCCTTCAACATCTTCAAGTACTGTTATTGGCGGTTTTGATGGGAGTAGTACGTGGCCTCGTTGGAATGGTTTAATTGATGAAGTAGCTATATTTGGCGCAGGACTTTCTGCTTCTAATGTTACCGACATCTATAACAGCGGAGTACCTAATGACATATCTTCTTTAAGCCCATTAGGATGGTGGAGAATGGGAGACAATGACGGCGGAACAGGTACGACAATTACCGATCAAGGAAGTGGAAGTAATGACGGTACTTTAACAAACGGGCCTACCTTTTCAACCATAGTACCATCTTAAATTATGAGCAGAACATATGTAATAATAAATACGGACGAAGTTAGTTCCGTGGATTTTAGTCAAGTCGAGGAGACAAGCGCAGATACAATCCGTTACTCAGTCGATGGTACAAAGACATTTGTAAAGTTCGATTCGGACACAACACCATCATTTTTGGATGGCAAAACGCAATACACCCATTCCGAAATTCTTACCATTCTAGCAACTGACGAGTGGACTGATCTTAATTTTCCTAGCGAATAATGGCACAAGAAGTCGGAGATAACACACAGATACGCGCCAACCTTGCATTTGTTGGAAAGACAATTGGCATAGTTGGAGCGAGCGTCTGGTTTTATTCTTCGATGATTGCAGACATACAAAGTATAAATGTGGATCTCATGCGGATTCATCACGAAGTCGATATGAACTCTGAGTTTCGTGTAAAATGGCCAAGGGGTGAACTCGGTGCATTACCCGATGATGCCGAGCAAAACATGCGTCTATTATTCTTAGAGAAGCAAGCCACAAAGCATGAAGAAATCATTGAGGAAATCAGATATATAAAAGAACAATGATATGGAAATTTCACACTATATGTTTGCGGGAGTTGGCGTTGCCTGCTCCATCCTTGCGTTTTTTATCAAGCGCAACAAGTGGGAGATTGAAAAGATGAATGAACGACTTCGTCAAGTTGAGATATCAGACGCGGGGCAGACCAAGGACTTAGAGCATCTTACCAAGCTTGCCGAGGATCGGCGCGAGGATGTGAAGAACCTTTTTAAACGCCTGGAGGATAAATGAAATGTTTGAATTGCTTACGCTCTTTCTTACCGGTGGGGGGTCAGCCGCAATGGGGTCTATTCTTAAAGGCGTGTTTGGTGCGATTACGGACTCACGCCAAGCTAAATATGACATGGAAATGGCGCGGGAATGCAGGAATAACGAGTTTGCTCTCAAATATCAAGAAGCCCTTAATGGTGGAGAAGGTGGTGCATTTACTCGCGGTACTCGTCGTCTTCTCGCACTTATCGGGATGTCTACCCTCTCGTTCGTCACTTGTATCACCACCATCTACCCAAGCGTTCCACTCCTCACAACTACAAACATTACAGGAGAGGGAAAAAGAGAATTTTTATTCGGACTCATCAGTTTTCCAGCAGAGCAAGCCCCTATGGTTGTTACCACGGGATCAATAAGTTTGTTTTCCTGCACCGTGGTATTACCTCTAATTGTCGGCTTTTACTTTACACCAGGAGGGCGTAGATGATGATTGATCGCGTATCGATTTTGGGAATGAGTGGTACTGCCGCTTCCCTTGGATTATCTGCTTATGACTCGATGATCGGTATTGCCGCAGGAATCGTAACCTTGGTGTACATGTCCGTAAAACTTTATCAGGAGATTAAGAAGAAGTAATGCCACGCTACGAACCATTAGGACGCATGGATGATCCGATTGCCTCAGAAGGAGATCAGGGATTCAAGGGTATAGATTCTTATCTTGAGCCTACTACTTTGCAGGGTGGATTCGTGGAGACATCTGAGAATATGCGCCTGGATGGTGACATTGCAGAAGTGCGCAAAGGTATTGAGTTTAAGGCAGGTGCAGTAACCTTGACCTATTCAGCGGGTACAGAGGAAGTATTTTGTAGCGCTGTCTTCTCAGACCCCGCAACGGGAAATGAATACATTGCCGCGGCAACTAAGGACAAAGTAATACTTTGGAATGATAGTAATAATACTGGACTTTATGTGGCGTATGCGGTTGGACAAGTGGTTGCCGCCGCAGATGGTGCATCCTTTTGTCAATCCTTAGAGAAGTTAATTTTATTTAGAGGCACCGGAAAAGATCCATTGGAATGGGATGGCGTGTTCACAGATACCAATGGTGATGGCACCGTGGACAGCACTTTTGATTTAAAAAACAATGCGTCTCCAAGTGCAGGAACCGTTGAATGCCCAAGGACAACCTTTGGATTATTCTTTGCTAATAGATTAATTGTCCCACAACCTAGCGATTCTGCATACACCGTCATCATGTCGGAACTCTTAGATACGGATGAATTTAGGGCAAGTACTTCGCAGTTCCGAATCAATCGAGGCACCGCAGATCGCTTAATCGGATTTACGCCATACCTG